ACCTCGTGGACTCAACAACAATGGCACTTATGCGGTTCAGACAGGGCGGCTTTATTACTTTGCCGACTGATGAGCCTGATGAAGTCCGGTATTTCAAACAACGCAGGGGTGCATATTACTAATGGCTAATGAATTTGATGACATAGCACTTGGGGGTGAAGCCCTTGGGGGTGAAGCCCTTGAGTTGAATATAGTTAATCCCGATATGGTGACGATGGATGATGGTAGTGTCGAATTTACCCTAATATCGGAGGAAGGATTGGAAGGTGCGGAGGGTGCTCCGTTTGACGCTAATCTGGCAGAATTTCTTGATGATGGGGAACTGACCGAGATTTCTACTGAACTGCTTGGTTATGTTGAAGCAGACATAAATAGCCGGAAGGAGTGGGCGGATACCTTCGTAAAGGGGATGGAAGTCCTTGGTTTCAGGTATGAAGAGCGGGTAGAGCCGTGGGACGATGCGTGTGGTGTATACAGTAATGTATTAGCAGAAGCAGCTATTCGCTTTCAGGCAGAAGCAATGTCTGAGACTTTTCCTGCTGGTGGGCCGGTAAAGACCAAGATTCTCGGGGAAATAGACAGGGAGAAGGAAGACGCTGCAGATCGTGTAAAAACAGATATGAACTATGAACTCACTGAGGTCATGGTGGAGTACAGGCCAGAGCATGAGCGTTTGCTCTATAGCCTTGGATTGGCTGGTTCCGCATTTAAAAAGGTATATTTCGATCCTAGTCTGGATAGACAGGTTGCTATGTATATCCCTGCCGAGGATGTCATTGTTCCTTATGGTGCATCCAACATAGAGACTGCCGAGCGTGTAACCCACGTTATGCGCAAGACCAAGAATGAGTTGATTAAGTTACAGGCTGCAGGGTTCTATCGTCATATAGAGTTGGGTGAACCCCAATCCTTTTTTACTGACATTGAAGAGAAGAAAGCAGAAGAAGGGGGGTATTCCCTGACTTCTGATGATCGCTACACTATTGATGAAATTCATGCTGAGTTGGTTCTTGATGACATTGATGGGGAAAAGAATACTGAAAACGAAGATGAGGAAGATTTACAGGTTGCCAAGCCCTATGTGGTAACTATTGAACGTGGCACCACTAAAGTACTGGCTATACGCCGTAACTGGGAACCTGACGATCCTTTGACGCTCAAGCGTCAACATTTTGTCCATTACGTGTATGTGCCGGGATTCGGGTTCTATGGCCTTGGTTTGATTCATATTATTGGGGGATATGCAAAAGCAGGTACTTCCCTCATTCGTCAATTAGTTGACGCAGGTACACTAAGTAATCTCCCCGGAGGGCTTAAAGCACGCGGGTTGCGGGTTAAGGGTGATGACACTCCTATTGGCCCCGGTGAGTTCCGTGATGTGGATGTACCCAGTGGTTCCATACGCGACAATATTATGCCGCTTCCTTATAAGGAACCGAGCCAGACACTACTTGCCTTGTTAAAACAGATTACTGAAGAAGGCCGCAGGTTAGGGGCTATCAGTGATATGAACATCTCCGACATGAGCGCAAATGCGCCTGTTGGTACAACACTGGCGCTGTTAGAGCGTACCCTCAAGCCGATGGCTGCAGTACAGGCGCGTGTCCACTATGCCATGAAGCAGGAGTTTAAACTTCTGCGGGCAATCATTGCTGAACATGCCCCAGAAGAATACGAGTATATTCCTAATCGTGCAGAGCCTCGTGCACGGCAACAGGATTATGCCACCATAGAAGTGATTCCTGTCAGTGATCCTAATAGCAGTACGATGGCGCAACGTGTTGTGCAGTACCAGACAGTACTGCAGATGTCACAGGCAACCCCGCAGATATATGACCTTCCCCAGTTGCACAGGCAGATGATCGAGGTTCTGGGGATTAAGAATGCCGATAAGCTGGTTCCAACAACGGACGATATTAAACCTGCTGATCCGGTTAGTGAGAACATGGGTTTTCTGGTTGGTAAACCAACTAAAGCATTTATATACCAAGATCAGGGCGCACATATTGCCGTACACGAAGCATTTTTGAAAGACCCCCAGATTGCAGCTTTTATAGGGCAAAGCCCAGCAGCGCAGCAGATTGTGGCAGCTTTAAAATCGCATTTGTCTGAACATATGGCCTTCCTTTATAGGCAGCAGATGGAAGAAAGGCTTGGAGCATCTTTACCTGCACCTGATGAAGAAATCCCAGAAGCTATGGAAGTACCACTATCTAGACTTTTAGCACAAGCAGGTCAGGAGCTTACGCAGCAGAAACAGGCGCAAGCAGCCCAGATGCAGGCACAGCAACAGGCTCAAGACCCAGCGTTCCAGATGAAACAGGCAGAATTGCAGTTGAAGGCTGGTGAGTTACAGCGAAAGTCCACAAAGGATGCTGCAGATACTGAGTTAGATCAGGAGCGTTTGGACTTGGATAAAGAGAAAGCAACGGCTACTGCAGTATTAGAGGCTAATCGCATAGCCGCACAGAACCAAGCTGCAGAAGCTAAAAAGGATATTGACGAAGCTAAGACGATGATTGATATGGTAAAAGCTAAAAGCGACGAAAGGCGTGGACGAGAAAAAGCACGTAAGGATGCAGCTAAAGCGGATCGTGATGATAGAGAGGATAGGTAATGGCTACAACCGTTTTTGATGTTTTGACAAACAAAATTCAAGACTTGAAGAAGGATGGTGAGGCTCATCTGGCTGCCGGTGCAGCTAAGGATTACGCTGAGTATAAAGAAGTATGTGGCATGATTCGGGGTCTAAATGCTGCATTAAGAGACATAGAAGACCTTTCGCGCAATTATATGGAAGATGAAGATGACTGAAGCAGCAACAGTAACTGTAACCCCCGTTGGCGTACAAGCTGAAGGGAAGACTTCTTTGACTGCTCTGGAGAAGAAGCGTAAAGCCAAGATTGAGAAACAGGAACAGGAAGAAGTAGTTCTTGAGAAGCAGATACCTAAACCCGTAGGGTATAAGGTGTTAGTGGCTCTTCCTAATATAGAGGAAACNTTTGGTGATGGGGATATTGCCAAGGCTACCCAGACCATGCGGGAGGAGCATATCCTTTCTATGGTAGGNGCTGTGATTGACATGGGTGAGCAAGCTTATAGTGATATAGATAGATTTCCCACAGGGCCGTGGTGCAAGGTAGGTGATTATGTAGTATTTCGTGCCAATAGTGGCACGCGTTTTAGGGTAGGCCAACAGGAATATCGTATGATGAATGACGATTCTATTGAGGCCATTGTTGATGATCCGGGAGCGATCTCCCGTGCGTGAGGAATAAATTATGCCAAGACAAGAAGTAGAGTTTGAATTCCCCGATCCAGATAAGGAAGAGGGTACTGAAGTAGAAGTAACGCCAACAGAAGAACCCACCCCTGAACTGGAAATTGAAGGGGCTGTTGGGCGTGAAACTGTAGGGAAGCCCAAAAAGAAGGAAGCAGATGCGGAGATTGAGGTGGTTAGTGATGTACCACCTGAAGACCGTGGCCGTAAACCTTCAGAACCACCGGAAGAGGTTACGGATGAAGAGTTAGGGCAGTATTCGGATAAAGTAAAAAAACGCATCCAGCATTTTAGTAAGGGGTATCACGATGAGCGTAGAGCTAAAGAGACTGCGTGGCGTGAGCGTGAAGAACTTGAGCGTTATGCGAAAAAGCTGCTTTACGATAATCAAACATTAAAAGGTTCAGTAGATAAAGGTCATAACGCGTTAATAGCATCTGCTAAAAAACAGACGGAATCTGAAGTAACATTGGCTAAGAAACAGTATCGTGAAGCATATGAAGCAGGTGAAGCTGAAGGAGTAGTAAATGCACAGGATGCACTTACCAACGCTAACATACGTAAAGATAAGGTAGCTAATCTTAGACCGCGTGCGCAAGCACCTGCGCAACAAGTACCTTTACAAACTGGACGAAATGCTGTTCAATCACCAGAACCTGTACCCCAGCAGCAAGAAGTGCAGCGTGACCCTAAAGCCATTGAGTGGGCAAACAACAATTCATGGTTTGGGTCTGATGATGAAATGACCGCATTTGCGCTGGGATTACATACGAAACTGACGAAAGCGGGTATTAACCCTCAATCTGATGACTACTACGA